TCCACCGAGCTCCTCCAGGACTCAGCGATTGACCTGCTGGGATACCTCGGCAGGGCGGTGGGGATCTCGATTGGAACGGTTACCGGAACGGCCTACGTCACCGGAACCGGCTCCGCACAGCCGCAGGGGATCGCAAACGCTGGTACGGCAGGTGTTACCGGTGGTGCCGGTACCGGACTGACGGTTGCAGGGAACGACCTCATCAGCCTCTACCACTCGATTGTCTCGGGCTATCGGACACGTGCTTTCTGGGTCATGAATGACCTGACAGCCGCGTTCATCCGCAAGCTCCGCGACGACACGGGCGGCTCGGGCCTGGGGAACTTCCTGTGGCAGCCAGGTCTTGTGGCAGGACGGCCGGACACGATCCTTGGTCGGCCGGTGGTCACCGATCCGAACGTGGCAGTCATGGCGATTAACGCCCTGTCCATCGCATTCGGTGACTTCTCGGCGTACTTCGCAATCCGCGATGTCAACTCCGTTCGTTTCGAGCGGTCGGACGACTTCGCATTCGCGAACGACCTGGTGAGTTTCCGGGCGCTGGTTCGCACCGACTCCAAGCAGTTGGTCAACGGTGCGGCCGGTGCAGTGAAGTTCTACAAGAACGGCGCCTCGTAAGAGTGGCGCTGCTCAAGGACCCCTCGGGTGGGGGGGCTTCGGCCCCCCCTTCTGGGGAAGGAGAGAAGAAGATGGCGCAGACCAAAACCGAGGTCCACGTCCGGGTGCTCTATCCGTCGGCCTTCTCTGCCGTTGGTGTTGATACCAAGGGCGCGGACGATGTGAAGGTTGACAAGGATAAGGCTGATTGGCTTGTCGCCTCTGGTTTCGCGGAGCTCATTGAGAAGCCGGAACCTAAGAAGGCAACCAAGTAATGGCAATCATAGATGTTGGCGGCGAGGGGCCGGTTGAGCTCTCCACCGCGCAGACTGGAAACGGCGATAGCACCAACATCGCTAGGCGCGGGATTCGCGATACGACTCGCCAGGGAGCACTTGTAATCACCTCAGCCGTCGGCGCTACGCCTACGGTCACCATCAATATCCAGGGCTCCGTAGACGGCGTGAACTGGGTCAACGTGCCATACAGCGCAGAGAACACGTTCTCTGCAACCTGGGTTGTGACCGCCATCACGATCACCACGGCAAAGACGGGGTTCTACGTGCTGCAGCCGGGAATGGGGTGGCGGATGCTCAAGCTCGTTTATTCAGCTAATACCAACGTCACCACGACAGCGGATGCGTATCTATGACCACGAAGTGGCAAGAGAAGGGCATCGGGGTCAGCCTGCGCCGCGGCAAGTCCCAGAAGAAGACCGTTACGAACGAGGATGACGGCACGCGGGCTGGCTATTACGTCGAGCACTGGGACGACCGCCAGGACGCAGTAGCCCAACCTAAGGCGCTCCAAGTCAAGATGAAAGTAACCGGGGAGGAATAGCATGGCCTGGACGAAGAGCGGCTTGTACGCGCTCAGTTACCGAGATGCGCTGAATGCCACTAACCTTGCCGTGGACTTCTCGCTGACTAGCCACAAGATCGCCATGTACAACAACACTGAAACGCCAGCTTTCCAGACTGAGACGGCGTATGCAGCTACCAACGAAGTCTCGGGTACTGGCTATACCGCCGGGGGTCAGGTCGTCGTGTCCCCGACGTTCGCTGTTGCTGGGGCCACCGCCATCCTCACCTACGATCTGGGCGACCAGGTGTGGGCATCCCCAACATCGGTGACCGCTCGAGGAGCCAAGCTTTATGCGGACGCCCTGGCTGGGAACAACCTGCTTGTCGGCGTCAACTTCGGTTCAGACTTCACATCCACGGCGGGCACGTTCACGATTCAGTGGGATGCCCTGGGTGTGTTCACCATAACCTTCGCACCGTAAGGGGGGGCCTGAGTGCCCTACACTATCCCGAACGAAGCCGGGGCTGGCTTTGCCGACCAGGCTGAACCGGACAAGGTCGACTTCGACATCCTTACCGCCGGTGTCTCGCACGGCACTGGCGGCTCTGGCTTCGGCAGGGGACCAACTGGCGTAGAGAGCGGATGTACAGTCACCGCCCAGGGCACGCCAGACATGACGGTGGCCGTTGCTGCGGGCGTGGCGAGAATCGGTGGGCGTCGCGTTGTGGTGGCTGGCGGGAACGTCACCATCACAACGGCTGACGGCACGAACCCACGCTTCGACCTAATCGTGGTTGACACAGCGGGGACCAAGACGGCCATCGCCGGTACCGCAGCAAGCAATGCCGTCTTCCCGGCGATTACCACTGGCAAGATCGTTCTCGCCGCCGTCTACGTTCCCGCGAGCGACACGGCGATCAACACGAACCAGATCACCGACAAGCGGGTGATGGTGCCCTCCCCCCCAATAGAAGATGTGACTTGGTACGGCGCGGTCGGTGACTCCACGGGTGATCAGACCGTGGCAATTCAGGCGGCTCTCGACGCAGCAGATGCGATTACGGCTGGCTCCTCTACTTCACGTGCCGTTGTCTACTTTCCACCGACCACTGGGAAATGGCGGATAACCGGACAGCTGACGTGGAAGCTTCCAACGGACATCCTCGGTACTGGATCGTCGATCCTCTATGCAGGCTCAGCCCTCGCCGCCAATGAAGCCGTGATCACTACCGAGAACACCGCAGCACAGAATGTACAGGGATGTCGTTTCGAGAGGATGGCTGTCGAAGGTGGTTCGGCAGGCAATATCCTCGCAGATTACGGAATCAAGTTCATTGAAGGCTCGGGGAAAGTTGATTTTGGTACCGCCATCCTTTATTCGGGCGGCCAGTATTTCAATAAAGCCGCGATTAGATTTGAGGGTGGAATCACCAACGCCCACATTCGCCGCTGTCGATGGGACCACTGCCCATATGCAATTGAGGTTGCCCGTCCGACCACAGCCAACAGGACAAACGACTTCCTGACCGTTGAAGAATGCACCTACGACAATCAGAGTTCCACGCTCACCGGCAAGGGATTCATCTTGCTCGACCAGACCAACTTTGCTGTTGGCGACGGAACCACCCTGCATGTCAAGTTGCAGAACGCCCGGGTCGAGCTGAACAAGGAAGTTATCACGACTACTACAAGTGGTTTAACGCTCCCCCAGGCGACTATCGCAGTTACTAGTACGACGGGCTTCGACACGGCGGGCAAGATCAGTATCCAACTCACCAATGGGACGAAGCAGGATGTTGACTATACGGGAACGTCCGGCGGCAACTCATTCACGGGCTGCACCGGGGGCGCCGGCGCGTACAGCAACGGTGCTCAGGTCGTGCAGGGAATCTCCGGCGGCGTTATCGATTGCATCCAGCCGACCACAGACAATGGCGACAAGCTGACGCACTTCATCGAGCTTGATAATTTCTGGGTCGGTAGTTCAGTAGCTCAGGGGGACGCATTCCCGATCATCAAGGTTCGCAAGGCTGATGGTTCGGCTGGTATTTCGGATTACCTCGTGGTCATGGCAATAAATCTGGACCCTCGTACTTCCAAGTTGATTGAGACTGCCCGCAACACGAGCATCTCCATCGGTAACCAGTTTCGAGTGCCCTACTGGTCGCATACGACCTGGAACGGCTCGCCGGCCGCTTCGCAGGCCCCAGTTCTTTGGATGTCTCCGGTGTGGTGGAGAGAGGTGCCGGTTCCTGCTACACCGCCGGCCAAGTACCACGCCTTCTACGTGGACCCAGCGGACAGCCTCCTCAAATCCAAGAACTCGGCTGGGATCATCACGGTCTACGGCTCCCGTGTGCGCAGCCTCTACATCGACGGTTCTGTACTGCGCATGGATGCGGCTACTGGTATCAAGCTTGGCATCCCACCAAACGCGGTCGATGGGGTCTCTCTGGCCAACGGTCTAACCAGCGGTGCCTATTGCAACTTCATCATGCCCGTGGACGTAACCACCGGGACGATCACGGTGCGCCCGATCTGGGTGCCTAGCGCCACAGACGGCACGGCCCACACTGTTCGTTGGCAGATGAATACCAAGATTATCAGCGCTACTGATGTGACTGCTGCCGGAACCTCCACGCCCTGGACGGGAGACTCTGCAACCCGCACCATCAACGTTGAGGTGCTTGAGACAGGGGGAACATCCGGTATCTCGCCTGCCGCGAATGACCGCGTGCGGCTGGAAATCCAGCGGGTCGGTGCTGACGGCGCAGATACCTACGTGGGTGATGTGTATCTCATAGGCCTTCGCATCGACTATCTAGCCAACAACTAGGGAGAGACATGCCAGCACCAATCTGTGTAGCGGGGGGTGGGGCCAACGAGATTGTCACCATTACGTCCACGACCGACCAGACGGCTACGACGGAGACAGCGCACGCCACGCTCACCGTCTTGGCGAACTCTGTATCGATTGGTACGACGTGGCGCATTTACGCATGGGGAAACACCGACAACAACACTACCGCCATTACCTTCACGCCTCGCATCCGTTGGGGTGGCACTGGTGGTGTGGAGCTCCTTCAGGAGCCCTTCACTGCCAGCACGACCGTGAACACCAGCAGCCAGTGGTCATTGGGCGCCAAGGTCACCATCCGCACCATTGGTGCCACGGGATCTGCTGTCTGTGAGATGGCCTATATCGAACGGGCGTCATCTGCCACTGAGGTTGAGACAGCGCATATCGACAACTCGGGTATAACGGCGGTGACCATCGACACCACCGCCGCGAAGGACCTGGTGTTGAGCTGGGCACTGAATGTGACGACTGGCGCACCGCACGTCCGAACCATCGGAGGCTATATCGAACTGGTGAAGGCCTAAGGCTCGTGATGCGGCGCCCAATGATGGCGTACCGGTATATGTCACCGTTAGCGCCTTGTGTTTGTCTTCCGGTTTTGCCAGGTAGGGGTTGGTGAGGGCATAATGGCATCCCCAGTCGTCCAGGACGTCACGGAGAGCGCCACCACCACGGCTGGTACGTCGCACGTGGTAACCATGCCCGCCACGCGGCCTGATGGTCAGCTCTACATCCTCATCAGCGATGTCGGCTCGACGGCAGCGACATGGGACACAGCCGGCGGTGCGTGGACCGAGCTGCTCGATGAAGGTGTGGCGAACGGGCTGCACATCGCGTATCGCTGGGGAGCCTCGGAGCCGGCGTCGTACACGTTCACCACGTCGGCCGCGACCCGGTCGGCGGACATGGTGTATCGCCTCGCGGGCGCGGAGAACCCGGCCACAACGCCCCCACAAATTGGTACAACTGCCACGGGCACATCGGCGACCCCAGACCCACCCGCGTCTGCCACGCCCCCATCGTCAAAGGATTATTTGTTCATTGCTTTCTATGGGGCGGATGGTGAGGAGGCGGATGACGATACGTGGTCGGATACGCCTCCGACGAACTATACGCCGTCACCTCCGAGGCAGAAAGCATGTGGTGTGGCCGGTACGAACCTTGGCGGCCTTCTCGCTGCTGCTGAGCGACAGTTGACCACTGGTTCGGCAGAAAATCCCGGCACGTTCGCCAAGGATGTCTCTGCGGGATGGCGCTCGCAGACCATCACGGTCCACCCAGGGCCGCCGACCGCAGCCGCATTTGCCATGATGATGGAGTAGCCTCCCATGGCTAACTTCATCCTCCGCAAGAGCACCGGCGGATCTACTGTCCGTGGCGCAGATACGCTGCGCGGAGCGGGTGGCAATGCCCTAGCAACTCCCGCAGTGGTGGCGGTGATCGTTTCGGTTCCGACACCCACCATCATTGCCACCTCTCCGGATGCTACAGCTACGCCCTCGACCATAGCCATTACCGTCTCGGTTCCTGCTCCTACCGTCCTAGCGGCCGCCATAGCGAGCCTGCCAACCGTCGCTGTGGTGGCGGCTGTACCGGCCCCCACAATCCAGGGGGCCGCAGGGGCCACTCCAGCGGTCGTGGCGGCAGTCGGTACGGTTCCGACACCCACCGTACAGGGTGCGGCCCAGCCAGCCCCCGGGGCGGTAGCGGTAGTCGGGGCCGTACCGACACCCACAGTGCGAGGCACGGCAATCGTTACGCCAGCCGTGGTTGCGGTCACTGTCTCAGTTCCAACCCCCGTGGTTCTTGCAGGGGGAGATGTCTCGGTGCCCGCTATAAGGGTGGCTGCGGTGGCCTCCGTACCAGGACCGACTATTCAGGCGGCCGCAGGGCCAACTCCCAGTGCCGTGGCCGCAGTTGTCTCGGTCCCCGCCGTGGTCTTCATCGGCACGGCCATTACCATCCCCGCAACCGTCGCTGCACTCGCAGCCATACCGACCCCACTGGTTCTGCTTGTTCCTCCCATATTCATCTCTGAGGGGGACTCGTCGGTAGCAAGCATGGACTACGACTCCGTCGTGACTAGTCTCGGAAACTAATCCATGTGGCAGTTCAGCGCGTCCTTCGCAATACGAACGCAACCCTTGAGGTCACTTTCTATGTGGCCGGCGTGGCCACCGATGCAGACGCAGCTGTCACCGTAGACATCACCAGAGCTGACGGGACGGTCTTTGCAACGGGGGCCGCCACAACCCACCCAGGGCTAGGAACCTACCGATACGTCCTGGCCCCCCAGGCGAACCTCGAATATTTCACTCTTGTCTGGAGCGGCACCTTCACGGCCGTGGTTCAGAAGATCACTACTCACACCGAGATCGTCGGTGCCTACTACGCACCCCTGGTTGATATCCGTGCCATGGCCGGCCTATCTAGCGTGACGAACTTCCCTAACAATAAGCTGGAGGAAGCCCGCCAGTGGTTCGAGGACATGGCCGAGGACTACTGCCAGCGAGCCTTCGTCCCCCGCTTCGGCATCGACAAGCTAGACGGGGACGGCACCGACACCATCCTGCTGGACCGCATCGAACCGCGCACCATCCTGTCCTGCAAGATCGGTGGAGTAGCCCAGACCGGCACCGCAACCTGGTCCCTGTACGACACCGGCCGTGTGGTTCGGGACACCGGCACCTTCGATGACGGCAGCCGAAACGTCGTCATTCAGTATGAGTACGGGGCGGACGAGCCGGATCTTGAGCTTCGCCAGGCCGCTCTCCGCGCCATCCAGTACCGGCTCCTCGGCGACAACCTGGGCTTGCCTGCTGAGGCCATATCGGCATCTGTGGATGTACGCGGCCCACTCACGTTCGGTGGTGCCGCCAGTCAGCCAACGGGCATTCCCGAAGTTGACCAAGTGCTTGCGAGTCGTGGTATGGCGGTGTGGGTCGGATGAGCATGTTCATTCGCGGTATCCCACGGATGAAAGCAGCACTGGCTAAGGCTGCGGCTGAGATTGAGGCTGCGTCTCCAACGGCCGTAAAGGCCGGTGGGGAAGTCGTAGCGCGGGCCATGGTCGATAGAGCACCCAGAGACACCGGCCGACTGGCCTCGAGCATTCGTGTAGTGGAAACCAGCTCTTTCGGTGACGGCGCCACGTCCAAGGTTGGCTCGGATGTCCCCTACGCCCGTTTCGTTGAGTTCGGTACGACGTTCATGGCCGCGCAGCCCTTCGAGGAAGAGGCGGGGAATGAATCTACGTCCGCACTCGTGACCGCAATGGCATCAATCTACCGAGCCGCTATCACCTAGGGAGGCAAAGTGGCGACATTGGCAGTGCAGAAGATGCTTCTGACGGGAGTGGCCCCGACGTTCACCGCCGTAGCGGCCTCGGATGTTTTCCCGAACGATGGGAAGACATATATCGAGGTCAAGAACACGAGTGGTACTCAGGACACCTGCACGGTGGTGGCTCAGAGCACCTGTAGCCAGGGTGTGCTGCACGACTCCGTTACCGTGGTCCCCATCACCACGGGCGATAGGGTGATTGGCCCATTTGATCCGACTCGGTTCAACAACTCATCCGGGCAGTGCACTGTCACCCATACCCAAACCGCGTCGGTGACTATCGCGGTCGTTTCAGAATCGGCATAGGGGGGGTGACATAACTTGACCAAGGTAGCTGGATATACCGGGTTCCTGAAGCGGAACTCGACCGGTTCCACCTATGTCACCGTAGGCCAGATCATGAGCCTGTCGGCAGTGGGATCAAGCAGGAACCTAATTGATGTATCCGCACATGGGGATTCATGGTCGGACTTCATCCCTGGCCGGCAGGAAGGAACCGAGGTAACGCTCTCGGTTGCCTATGACCCGAACGATGCGCAGCATGTGGCAATCAAGACCGACTATGACGCCACAGTGCCAGCGGCCCGTAACTACCAGCTTCAGCATCCAGCCTTCGCGTCAAGGGCGATTCAGTTCCCGGCATATGTGACCCAATACGAGGAAGAGGCCACCGACGATGGTGCGTATGAGATGCACTGCACCCTGAAGATCGTCTCGCCGGGGCTGTCGGTGGTGACGCCTTCGTGACCCTAACTCGAGAGCAGATCCTCGCCTCGCGGAGAGATCGGAAGCCAGTACGTCTTGAGGTGCCGGAGTGGGGCGGGGAAGTTTACGTGCGGGTGCTCTCGGCCAAGGATCAAGCGGAACTCTCCGATGGGGTGAAGCCGACCGAGATGCCCGTCCGGGTATTGCTGCACTGCCTCGTAGATGAGAGTGGCGAACCGATCCTCAAGGCGGAAGACGCCGAAGCACTCGCCGAGGAAGACTTCCCGGTCATCCTCCGCGTATTCGCCTTCGTTGCCAAGCTCAACGGCCTCTCGACTAAGGAGCTCGAGGAAGCGATGGAAAATTTCGGACCCAGCCCCAACGGGTCCAAGTCTTCCGAGTCGCTCTTGCCCTTGGGCTAACAGCCGAGGAGGTGGGAAATACCATGACCTCGGCCGAACTCACCGAGTGGATGGCCTACGAGCGGGTCTATGGTTCCATCCTCATCCAGGAACGCATTGATATGGGATTCGCCCAGCTTGCATGGCTCATCACTCGATTGTGGGCGAAGAAGACCAATCTGAAACCCCAAGACTTCATGCCCTCCTGGTATCAAAGACTTATCCGACCCGCCGA